GCACGGCTTTACGCGCTCTATAAAAAATATGGATATGTAGAGCCTGTCAAGAAAAAGGGCGCTTATCAATTAAGCGAATTAGGTAGAGACGTTTTACGGGTGATCTCAGCAGCCGGGAGGGATTAGGATGGGACATTATAGATCGGAAATGTGCTGTCAGAAATGTGGAGGAATTCCTTGTAAATGCCTTCGCGAGCCTGTTGAACCGATGACTGAAAAGGAAAAGAACGAGGCGGTTTATAGAACGTACAAGTTATTCAAGGACAAAAAAGCTAGGGGCGACGATGCTTAGAAAGCTACTTTGCTATTTAGGTCAACACAAAAGGTATGGAGTTCTTTGTTCCCTGTCGGATCAGGCAGATTTGATTATGTGCCCTGATTGCAAGAAAAGGTTCGCAATCAATTACAGTGTAAGAGTTGTTTTACCGTGGGATGGAGAATTGGAAAAATTCTACGAAAGCTTCCCAATGACACAAACAGAGCAAGGAAAGCAGGGATAAAAAAGAAGCCCCGAAGGGCTTTAAGTTTGGGACTCATAAGTCCAGAATAGCCTGAAATCGTTAACAAATCGCTAATACAGCCCCGATCGCTGCGCCCTGCGCCCACTCAGCCGGACCCCAATCGCCTTTATTGTATCTCACGCACAGCCAGTACCAGAGCGGGAAGGTCGCGCCCGCGAGGATAAAAGCCGGGTTCCATGATCCCAAGGCGATGCAGGAGCCTAAAAACACGCCCCGCTGCAGGGCAGGCTTCCAATTTCCGTCCCTGAGCGCGTCAACCTTGTCCCCTATGTCGGGAGCCCACCCTGCCCACCAGCCTAGCCCAGCGCCAAGGGCAAGCGGCCAGGGCATGAAGAACGCGCATAGGGCCGCAAAGGCCACAGGCGAGGCGATATCGCCGTCCAGATAGCGGTCCAGCCATGGGAGGCGCTTTCGGACCCATTCCCGGTAAAAGGTCGGGCCACCGCCGTGGAGTCTTCCAGCAAGTGCGCAAAGGGGGATTGCTAAGGCTTCCATCCACATGAATTTTCTCCTGCCTCGTTATGATTTAAAATTTGGCTAACTAGGGAATCGGAAATTACATCAATATCAATCGTCGTTGGCCGGATCGGCCTGAACGTCTGGCACAGACCATTTGCCGAGCAGCCTGCGACGAGCAATAGGGCCAAGCTTAGAATTATCGTCCTCGATTTTACCCCGGTCATTTGCGGCCTCCAGTTGGTTTTTTAACTGCTTTGTTTTTTCTGAGTTTCTTCCTGAAAAGAACCCAGCGGCGAACGATCCTAGAAACGAAACGATAGGAAGGATAAAGCCTTTTATCGCATTCCATATCATTGGGGTTTAAAAATCGGGCTTGTTGTAATGAAACGAAATATTTTGCCTCCTGTGGCAATTACGATCATGATTGCCCCCGTTAGCTTTACTACATTCGCCGTACATTCGTCTGAAACGATCTGGGCGTTCTCAGGCGCATTGCACATAATAGGCATGAGGATGTTCTGGATATTTGCCGATTCTAGGATTGTGAAAACCCCCAGAGCAGACACCGATATAAAATATATGAATGTTTTCCAGCCTTGCATTTTACTTCTCCCTTTGTTTAATATACTACTTTAAAGACTCGATTGCACTTACGAAATCATTTACCCGCACTGGGGTCTGCTTGGCCCACAAGCTTGCCCTTATATTAGAAATTGCTTGATCGAATTTATGCTCTACAAGCAATCGGTAGCTATTCTTGAACTTCTGAGTAAAATCCCCAAGCTGGAAATTAACCGAAATCAAAGCCGCGAGAAACGCAGGGGTTAACTTGTTAATCTCTTTCCATTGCTTCAGGGCTTTTTTAAGGGCATCTTCTGTATCCTGTACGAAGTAAATATCGACCTGAATATCGGATATTCTATCGCCAACATGCAGTCGGTCATCCGGTTTAACAAGGTGTCCTATGCCTACGGTAGGCTTTCCTAGAGTATCACGGTAAACAGTGTTTTTCTTGCCCTCGCGCAGAATCGCGTGTTCTTTCCAGATTTTCTTTGCTTCTTCAATAGCGGTCATTCATCTACTTTTTCTTCGTCGGAATATCCCCGATCTGATCCCGCATTTGCTGAAGCGTGTCGATTGTCCATTTCTGGTTTTCCTCAATCCTAGCAAGGGAGACTACGCTTGTGTTTTGCGTTAAGGTCATGGCTGTGACGGCAGAGGTCAGGTTTGCTATCTGCTCACTCTGAGCCTTGTCAGTTGCGTCTTTGTTCGCCGCCCAAGTCGCAGATACCCAAACATTGCCAAACATTAAAGCTGCCAACGAGAGGATGAATTTTTTATCTGTGTGCCAAGACATTTTATAACTCGTACATAATGTTAATTTTACCAGCGTCAAACGTGTCGGTCCCGCCGACAGTTGTAATTCTAACTCTATCCAAAACAGCCGAGAGAGATTTGCTCCCCCCGCCCGTGTTAGACTGGTCGGCAGAACTGGCCCCGAGATTTACTGATGCTGTCCATGTAAACGTACTGGAATCTGCGAGACATAAAACAGCTTGGCCGTGAAGAACGACCGTAGCGCCGTGCGCCCCGGTTAAGCCGTAGCCAGTTGTGAAGGTTGTTACTGTGCTGCTGCTGTCGGTATTCAAACACGCCGCGCCGAGATAACCAGTTGCTTCAATGCCCCCCGCGTCTCCGATTTGAACCATAAGGTCAGACGTTCCACTTGTGGAAACGCCGACAAAATTAATGGTTATTCTCTTTACTCCGGCAGGGAGGGAGTCGAAATCAATAGATGTTCCTGAGGTCGAGGCTTGGGGGGTTCCTTGAACAATGTTGTCTGCGTAAGATCCCGCCCCGTTTAAAAATTGACCTGTAGTCCCGGCAGCGCTCAAGGTTACGCTGTTGACTGACTTGTTTGTCAGGGCTTCGCTTCCTGCAAGGGTCGCAAGGGTTCCCGTAGCACCCGGCAGCGTGATTGTTGCATCCGCAGCCAAAGAAGCCGGGGCTGTAACGGTGGCCTTATTTGAACCGTTGTCGGTGTCCTCGAAAAACTGCAAAGACGCAGAGCCGGAAGCCGAAGCAGGGGTCCATTTTGTTGCAAGGTCAGACAAAGCAGCAGATGCCGGAGCCGAGGCAGGATTCAAAAGCTCCCAACGTGTCGAAGCCAAGAGATAACGCAAGATCAATTCATGTCCTGCGCCTGCAATATCGCCAGCGACAAGGGCAGACCCGCCGTTCTTGACGATTGTACGGGCTGTGATGCCGTCAGGGGAAAAGGTTGGCGTGGTGGTAGCGTTAGCTGCGCCCGCACGTACAAAGCAAAGCTGGCCGTCAACTAAGGCGGTTAGCGGGATGGTATAGGAAGCCGTTATCGCGTCCGCCGTTCCCCCAGCTGCGGCCCAGTTTATTTTACCGTCAACAGCCTGACCAGCGGCGAAATATTCTGTGCGCTGCGTTGCGTTGCCTACGCCTGTATGCTTAAAGGTGGCCATTTTTAAGTTGGCGGTTGGGTTTGTTTGACCGTCTTTTGTAATGCAGGTCGAGAGGCCGGTCGCAAAGCCGTTCATTTCGTTGTCCATCCTGTCGGCGCGTATCTTGATATTTGCAGCGGCATCTGCTACAAAACTATATAGGCGGACGAAAACCCCTGCACCATTGAAACTCATTATGAAAATCCCTTACTTCTTGAAAGGTTGAAAACATGAAAAGAACCCACGGAGCCTCTACCACAAAAGCTTATTCCATCTGGTATCATATGAAAAGAAGATGCGACGACCCCACCCACAAGCCTTTTAAAAATTACGGCGCAAGAGGTATAAAAGTTTGCGAACAATGGCAAGCCTTTGAAAACTTTCTTGCCGACATGGGCAATCCACCCGAAGGAACAAGCCTTGATAGGATTGATAATGACGGTCCTTACTCCCCGGAAAATTGCCGCTGGGCATCTCAAAAGGAACAATCCAATAATAAAAGAAATAGCAGATTTCTCATTCACAACGGGGTTAAAAAAACTCTTTCCGAATGGGTTATAGAATTGAAAATCCCCCGCCGTACCATTGTCAGCAGGATCAAAAGAGGGTTTCCAATTGAGAAAGTTCTTTCTACTGAGAAATTTTCCGACAACACTACCGCAGTCAAAAAATCTGCCGAACTTAGCAGGGCTAAGACTCACTGCAAGGCCGGACACCCTCTTTCCGGGGACAATCTTCGCATTGGGAAAAAACAAAGAATTTGCGAAGAATGCAACCGCAGGCGGGCTAGAGAGTGGTATAGAAACAACCGAAAGAAAGGGCTTTAAAATGCTTTTCACCATATTAGGCGCGGCGATAGGCTGTGTATTTGGCAATGCTATTTGGGTGCTTCTCCGAACTTGGTTCAATGGATAAATCATTGGCCCCTCGCCGTTACGTTTGATAAGGCCGCAGCCATAGCTTTTTGTTTGGCACTCAGCGGTGCGGAAACGGCTTGAGACCCCCCGCGAATAAGATCAGCGACTTTTTCAGCCTTACCCATTGCTACTTTTGTTGACGCGTCTTTTGAGACTTGTGCGCCCGCGTAGCCTACGGCTGCGCCGACTGGCCCGCCCTTAATGGCTAAACCTATAGGGATTAGCTTACTACCGAATGCTTTCAAAAGGTCCGTCACGGGTGCCCCGTCAGCAACTTTTTTGATTGCCGCTTTTTCTACTTCGGTAAACCCCCTCATACGAGCCGGGTTATTATAAAGGGTTCTAAAGCCGCTTTGTATTCCGGTGGCCGGAACTTGCATTTGATCGGCGCGCTGGACAATTCTTTCAATATCCGCCAAGCGTAGTGATTTGGCCCACTCTTTTCGAGCTTGCCCCAACACCCCGAAGCCCTCTTCCCCGTTACCAGTTGCCATGTCTCGTAATTTAGTTTGGATGTCTAAAAGCTTTTTCCCCTGCGCGTCCATTTTTCCTGTGACTTTATCAACAAACCCGCTGATTTCATCAGACAGAAATTCATCTGCTTCTTTTATATCGTCGAATGAAAGCTCTTGATTTCTGATTCCGCCCACAAGCCTGCCGTTTTCATCCTGAGTACCAAGAAGGGTATTGGTGACATTTGTGAACGGGCTTTCTTTGTTTAGCATTTTCCCCAATCTGCTCTGGGGCTTAAGTCTTTCAACTTCATCAAGAAATTGGTTTGTCTCTTCAGGCTTAATTCTGCCTCCAAGAGCCTCTGCTTCTTTAAACTTGTCGCCAGCTTTTTGTCTTAATTGCTCTGACGTTACCTTTGTGGATTGCTGTCCTTGACCCGGCACCTTGTACTGCGGCAAATTCCCCAAAACTTCCGCAGGATTCATAACAGCGCGAACAGCATCAACAATACCAGGAGCTTGCCCAGCGGCTTTTTGCGGCAAAGCAGAAACCCCGGCTCCGGTTAACATTTCGCCGCCGAAATCGACCGCCTTTTCTCCAAAGCCCATAGGTTTTAATCTATCTCCTGTGGCTTGGTCGATTACGCCTTGCGTTGAATCGTGCATGGAAGGTGTCATGCCGACTTTTTGGAGTTGTTCGTTGCCTGTTGCCAAGCCAGCGCCAAGAATGGCTGTTTTCGCTGGAAGAAGCGCAACGTCAGCCATAGAGCCAAGACCGGAGGCAATAATTCTCCCGCCACGGCCTATCGTTCTGAGCAATGGGTTTTCGTTCTGGAGGGTTTGCGCCGGGGTCAGCGGGTCAGCCTGTGGCGCTGCTACCTGTTCAACAGGCGCGGGCATTTCTACAGCCGTGGCTCTATTGCGCCAATTCCCTGGATCAATGGTTTTTAAAACGCCCGCTTCATCCATAGGCTTGGTACCAACATCATCAATATACGCATTGCCCTTTACGGGCAGCGCGGGAGATTTCGTTACAAGCGTTGCTCTGTCTCTCCAACTCATAGCGGATTGAATCCTTCCGCCTGCGCGTCCCGTAAGTCAGATGGGTCGATTTCAAGGGTTTCAGAGCCGTTTGACACTCTGATTTTACCAGTCTGGCCCGTTTGTCTTTTGAGCGTTTCAACTTGTCCTGTTTTAGCAGCGATAAACGAGCGCAAGGCGGCGTCTTTTTCTTCAGGAGATTTGTTTACATCCCCGAGTGTTGCCTTGAGGCTTTCGCCCTCTTTCTGAGTAAACGCAGCACCGAATGTGTCACGCAGAAGGGGAAGAACTTCATTGTCAATTGTCGAGACGTATTCTGTACGGGCCACAGCACCGGGGCCAACAGGTTGACCAAGCTGGCGCATTGTGGAATCTTTTAGCTGTCCAGCCTGTGTGTAAGTTGCGGCTTTGCCCAAGGCACTAAGTTTTTGAGTAACAGCCTCAAGTTTTGGCATTGCAGCTTCAAGGGAGGAAAGATTTCCAGCGGCCTCGCCTTGACGTTTGCCAACCTCTGTTTGGGTCGCGGTTTCCCTTGCAATATCAGGCTTAAGCAGAAGGTCCGATTCATTTTGTCCGGTCTGCTTTTCAAATTCAGCCGTTCTACCAAGGTCTATATCTGCGCCTAATCTTCCGCGCTGACCAGCGCCACCTTTCAGGTCTTCTAAAGCGTTCAATAGATTGTAATTTGGGTCACTTTGCTTGCCGACCTCAACCAGCCTATTGAGCAATACTCCGGTGTCCCCCCCAGTAGCGCCGCCGCCGTATTGTTGGGCTATTTGCGCCTTCTGTCTTGCCATCTCAAGCTCTCTCGGGAATCTCTGGTCGTATTGGGCATTTTCTAGTGCCTGACTTAAAGCCAGGGGCGCGGTTTCTTCATTGCCCATTAAAATCTGTTGCATGGCTAAAGCACCCTTTGTGGGGTCGCCAGCAGACGAATAAGCGCCCAAAGCATCAGCCATGGCTTTTTGTCTTGCGTCCGTTCTAGCCTGCTCCATCTGTGCCGCTTGCCCGGCTTGATAACCCCCCACGCCTTGAGTTAAAGCCTTCGCTAATCCTGCCAACGGGCTTTGTTTTACCGCAACCCCGGAAATGACCTCAGTGTTTTGAGGCTGCTGTCCTTGAACCATAAGAGCTTCGGCCATTTTTTTACGGCGTTCGATCTCTGCTTTGCCAGCAGGCTTATGGAACGAAACGTCTTTTCTAGGAACCATAGACATTAGCGCACCTCGCCATAGAAGACGCGCTTGTATCCGTCATCCCCAGTCACAACTGCGTGCGGGAAGGCTTTTTCGACTTCCTGCGCTAACACGCCTGTTTCCGTTATGCCTGACCCGATAAAGTTATATTCATAAACCCCGAGCCCTGCGGGTGTCTCGCCTACCTTGACGATGTTTTCCTTCAAGCGTCTGTCTGACAACATAGCTAACCACCCGGCAGAGCCTGCGGCTCCTGTCCCGGCAGTGGCGCTTAGAAGAGAACCGCCAAGTCCGAATAACGAACCCTGTGTGGCGTTATTCGAGCCAACCTTCGCGTTATACTGCCCCAATTGATTTTGGTAGTTCTGGTTAATCAGGCCAGCGTAATCCACGGGCTGCGATCCTTGATAGCCTTGCGACCCAAAGGAGGGGTTTTGAACCTGAACGCCGGAAGTAAGGCCGATATATTCATTTAAGGGCGCGTTTCTCTGGGTGGTGTATTCGTTGATTCCCTGGTTGCGTCTTTGCAAGGCTTGGTCTTGCAGGTTTCCGCCGTAGTTCGCGCCTTGCAATATGGCTTGGTTTCTCGCGTCATTCTTGGCCTGATTAAAACGGTCAAATTCAGTGTTGTAAGCTTGAGAGCCTTGACCGATACCTTGATTAATAAGTCTGGTTCTTAAGGCTTCTTCATCCCTTGCAAATTGCGGATCAAGACGAGCCATAAGAGCTTGTTCGCCTCTTTGCGAAGCTGTTGCCGCATCCTCGCTTGAAAACGCATCCGGCAAGCCAGAAAAGCTAAACGGGCTTGAAACGGAATCTCTAATCCTGCCAATCTGGTCTTCACCTAACTTGGAAAGCTCGGTCTGTGATCTTGTCTGCGAATCGTAAATCGCTTTTTGTTCGGGCGATAGATCGATTGTTGAAGTAAACGAGGGGGGCGATTCCCCAATAAAGAAATCTTCATATTTAGGAGCGATAGGGGGAGAGCCGGGCATTCCAACTCCGGAAGCGCCTGCGTTGGAGCCGCCGCTGCCTGCACCGCCTGTATTGATTGGCTGTTGCGCGGCAGGGTTGTAGTTTTGTTGCGCCGTATTGTAAGACTGAAGCGCCGCTTGATATGCTGCGTCGTCGTATTTTTTTCCCCCGGCGTTTTGTTTATAGGTAAGATTGCCATAGGGCGTGACTTGGTTGACGTTGTTAAGAACAGCGTTCCAGTAAGCAGTTTCTTTGTTGGAGGCTGTCTGAGCGGCGGCTGTTGCGGCAGGGTCCGGAGCAGCGGGGGCTTTAGGGCTGCTCTTGTGAGCCATATAGCGCCCTTCGACAAAATAAAGGGGATCGAGAAGATTTAAAGCCATTGGCATTCCTCTTTTAACATGCCCCATGAGTAAGCGTCATCCCCGTTAGGGTATGCTCTTGGGTGGGTGCCTTCGTGTTTGAATTTTAAATCTGAAACCAAGCGGTTTATCCCTTCATTTTTGGTGCTGGTTATGACCTGCACCCTTTCCAGTCCAAGCTGGATGAAGGGAAAGCTGAATATTGCCCGTAAATAATGCCTTGAGGCCCATCGTTTGTCAATTGTATAAATTCCCATCTCGCACGAATGGAAAGAGCCGTCTTTTGTGACCTGAAAATTGTTGTAAGTCGTAACTGCTATTAGTTTGTCTAAAACCAACCCTATAGCTTTGCAGTTTTCGTCTGGTAAGCCTTTAAAGCCGAAAATCCCCTCAGTTGCCCAATCATAAAGCTCCTGACGAGGCTCGTAAACGATCACAAAACGCCGCCCTTTTCAAATACAATGTCGGTCGAGTTCCAGCGAACATTAATTCCCTGCGTTGAAGTCTGGACCCTCAAACCGCCGCAGTAACCTATCCCCGTGACAGATTGCCATTTTTGAATGATGGTATCCCCGATCCCCCAAGAAGACGTATCCCAAGGCGCAATGTCCCATAAGGGGTCGCCCCCACCGGAAAAGGATGGTGAGCTTAAAGGCTCTCTAGTCTGGAAATCCACATTCAGGACAATGGCCGGGTTAATATCACCGTCAGCCAAGAAAATCGGCCTAGCCATAGTGAACCGTTTTTGCTGGCCCTTAGCGCCGAAATAACTATAAGCCTGCTGTACGTCTGTTTCGATATCTGCGCCCTTATCGTCGGTTCCGACATCGGCAGCATCAACCACCGTGTCGCCCCCGAAATAAAGAACGTCATCCAGAATAGCCCAACAAAAAGCATCCCATGCTATAAACTTGGTCCATGCTCCCGTGATGGTGTTCATGACATACTGCCATGACATTGAAGATTCCACCGTTGGGACATTAATGATTAATTTATTCCCATTGGGGTATAAAATAGGCTCCCAGCCGAAATTCTGGTTATAAGCCCGGATATCGGCGGAAATCAGGTTTGTGATCTTGTCAGTAATCGCCGCCTGAAGCTGTGAGCGGTCTGTAAGGAGAGATTTGGAAAGGGGAAAGGCTCCATCTGTTGTAAGAAGAAGAACGTCAGCCCCGGCCTTAATAGCGCAGCGGTAACCTATCGGTTTTCCGATTCTGAAAGTGCCGACTAAAGCCCATGTATTCGCGCTTGAGGGGTCTGTACCTCTATAAAGAGCCACCTCCCCTTCTGAGGTTACGAAAGCCGCATAATCATCAATTCCCGCTGCGTTATCAATCGTCCAGTTTGCCATCGTGACAAGGTACCCGCCTTGCTTAAACAGACCTGAAAGATCGAGCGCATTCGCAGCGCCGCCGATACTCGCAACCGAGAGATACCATGCTTTTAAGGTATTTTGCTCAATCAACCAGACGCGGTTCTTAAAGTTGTTGATGTTTATAATATCGGCGGTATCCACGCCTGTAATTGTTGTAGTGGTCCCGTCCGCATACCAGGTGGATCCGGTGTAGACCTGCATCTTGTCTTGGCCGTTTACAGCGAGAAGAAAATATCCTCCGGCAGTCCCAAAACTGATATACTGAAATCTTGAATTTGAAAGACCGCTCACAGCAGCAGCCCCTACAGCCCCGGCAGCAGAAACATCGTAAATATCCCCGTCTGAAATTCCCCACATCTCAGAAATAACGCCCGTTTGATAAGACATAAGGGTATCAACTGCGGCAGGAAGGCCGGTCGCGTACTCACTTGACCCGTTTCTAATCGCCACATCTGAAGGCGTGGGAAACCAGTTCACCATGATCGGTGCTTCAGTTTCCTTCATGTTGGCAATCGCGTCGCGTGCGTTTAAACCGCCCACAGGCGCAGGGACCGAGGCAGTTGAGGCGGTACGTTGACGATTTGCTTTCAGGGCCAACATTAAGAAAACTCTCTAAAGTATTTATCTACGTCCCGAATCCAGTATCGGGCACCTGTTTATCGCTAATCAACTGATTATTCGCCAAGGCTTGCGCGTTCAATGGTAAATCCCTTGTGCCGCCGTCTCTTGAAAGCGCCTTGATGCAATCAGCCTCATAGTTGGCTTTCTCCTCCATGTAATCCAGGCCTTTGGCCCGGAGGAAACGCCACTTAACACCTTGAATAAAGCAATCCTCATCTAACTTGTAAACATCGTCATCTGCGGCCCAAGTTGACTGAGCTACGCCTGCGGCGGATTCGCACCACCCGTTTGAATAATAATCATAGGCTAGTGTTTCGTCATCTGTGGAAGGAATGGGATCGAGGAAGAACTTGTTTATGCGTATGTAAAATCTTCGTCTCGGACCTGTAGGGGAAATGCCGTATCGCAGAACCTGATTTTCTTGAGCAGAAATCGGGCCTAAAAGCTGCCACCTGTAAGAGCCGTCCCAGTATGTTAGCTGAGCAAAATACTCTAGGTCTGAGGGGAGATCGTATCCACCTTTAGCGAACACAAGAGAAACGCCTGTAGTGGTAGCTGTACAAGGTCGATCAATCGTTACCTGAGTAGGGGAATCGACGGATACAATAACAGCCTTAATCGGTAGGCCGTCTCCGTCTACAAACCATGTCTGCGCGGTTATTCCAGAAGTCGAAGGAATATTTGTTATTACCCGTGAGCCGGATGTGATATTCCCCGTCGTCGCAGAGTTCACTTCGGTAAAAAAAACATACTGCTTATGGAGATTTTGCCACCCTCCTCTTGAGTTGGCCATGCCGGAAAATTCCTTGCCTTCACGGTTAGCTAAAGCAAGAAGCTGACGGGATTGATCGTCAACGTTTCCTATGACTTGGGAGGGTTGGGGGATGCCGATTTCATCAGCCGCCGCTTGTATCAGTTGTAGAAATGTCCTCATGCTTCACCTTTGGCTTAGGGCCTCTTTTCTTAGGGGCAGGTGGAGCAGCGGCTTCCTGTGCTGGCAGAACACCAGCAGTCTTTAGTCCGTTAATTGTGTTGTTCAGGGCTGTAATCTGGTCCTGCATTTCGGCTTTTTCTTTAGCCCACTGCGCGGAAGTAACGCCCTCCTTAGCTTTTGAAATCCATGCTTTCGCCATATCGCGGTATTGTCTGCCGCCCATAAAGCCGATATTCGTGTCACTCATTGCGGCCAAGGTTTCAATGGTATGGATGTTCATTGATTTAAGCATTGCTGCGTCAGCGCGGGTGATTTGCGGCCATTCGGTGACAGGGGTTCCTTCCGTGACCTGAACTTCCTGCCTTTGGAACATAGCCCATTGACGGGGAAAGCGGTCTAAGTCTGAAGGCGCTGTTCCGTTGGAGGTTTTTTGAACAGGGCGGTCCCAGTTCTTGGTTTTATCGCCAGCCGCCATGATTTTGATGTATTCTTTGCTCTCAAAAATCGGCCTGCCTTCAGCCAAAGATTTGGCTTCGTTCTTGACTTCCCGCCAGTAAAACTCAACAAACAAGCCGGAATCGTCCCCATAAGAGACTTGTTTTACATCGGAATTACTTTGAATGATTTTACCTTCAGCGAACATATTTTTCCTTTAATCTGTTTATTAATGCGTTGTTAATCATAACGTTGTTGCATAAATCCGGAGCCCGGGCGCGAAGAGTTCTCGTAACAATATCAATGATATCTATACGTTCATATCTTTTCCCGAAGATATGCCCTATTTTTCTTAGAAAACTTAATTCTGAAAAACTGTAAAATTCCATTAGGGACTATACCACATTTTTATACTCATTTAAAAGCTTGCACATATCAGGAATTAAACCCTCCCCGACTACCTTGATGGAACAGCCCAATTTCGTCAATTCGTTATAGTTTTCCTCAAAATTCATGGCTTGGCGGTACATCCACGGTGCGACAAGATATTCCTTGCCATCATAAAGAGCCGTCACAGGCTTATCACCATCATTTAAGGCTTGAGCATAAGCGTGGTGTTCGTCCTCTTTGAACGACGAATCCACGCCGTACAGCACAAACCTTCTGTAGCCCATCTGATAACCAAGGGTTAAAGCCCGAAGGCCTATTGTGTAGCCCCCACCGATGACGCTAATCGGTCTGTTCTGGTATGGGGCTAATATCTTCAATTGCTCATCAAGATCAAACCCGCCATGCCAGAGAATAACCCTTTTCCCCTCAAGGGCATCAAGAACCTTCGGGGATGACATCGAGCCAATAAGATATGTAATCTCCGGGCCGCCCTCAACAAAAGACGCATTTTCAGGCCGTGCGTCAAACTGAGCGTGGTAATCAGGCTTTAGGCCCTTTTCCATTAGAAACTTGAGCGTCCCGTTTGTGGTTAAAACATGCGCTCCTGTACGGATTTTACTCTTTAAAGAGCCTAAATTGTCTTTAAGTGATGGGCCTCCACCAATAATGATAAGTGTTTTGTTGTTTTTCTCATGCGGGATGAACCATTCGAGTGGTTTCTTGCAGTTTTCCGTCATGTTCTCGATTAATTGGGAGAGTTCGGTGTTAACTAGGCTTTTTTTTTACAAAACCATGTGAAGTGGTCATCGGTTTCTAACTTATAACCATTCTCAACAACCAACTCAGCAACGGCCTTTTCTACGCCCCATGAAGGGTAATTGGGGTTTCTGAAGTCATGCCCTGAGATAAGACCGCCTTCTTTTACCTTGGGGGCCCATGCGAGAATATCAGCCTTACAGCCTTCATAAGTATGATCTGCATCGATAAAGACGAAATCTAGGGAATTGTCCTCAAAGTCTTTCGCGGCTTCTAACGAGTCCTTACGGATAACTACGCGTCGATCTCCTGCGAACGCGGTCACAGCTACAGAGTGGTCATGAAACCTGTCTTGGTCTGCTTGAGAGAGATTCCCATGAAAATCAGTGCTTTTGTAATACTCACTATTTGGGTCAGCTTGAACCCATGAATCCACCATGTACAATTTTAAATCTGGCTTACAAAGGAGGCGGGTAGAAAGCGCCCCCGTGAATACTCCGATTTCCACCCCTACAGGATTGTCTCCTAAGCGTTTTAGGATAGAGTTAGCTCTTAAGTCTACGTCAGCCAATTGTCTCGCTCCAGTCGCAGCCATGTGAGGGAGAAGGCCGTATCCGTGAATAGTGAGTTCGCAGCCCATTGAGTTTAACTGAGGGTATAATTCCATAAACTGCGAGGCTTGCTCTGCCATCCAAGGGGCGGTGTGAAATTCCTGATCGCCAACAGTTACCGTGATTGTGTTTTCACCGTCATTCAAATCCTGATCGTATGCGTGGTGTCTGTCGTCATCATAGGACGAATCAAACCCATATATGTGAATTTGTCTATAACCCAACATAGCAGCAATAGAGATAGCGTTAAGTCCGACAGTAGAGCCGCCAGCGACAAATAACCCATTGCCTTCAGTTACCTTCGAAGCGTTCGCATGATGCCATAAGGTTACGTCCTTAGCTTTCTCAAAGACTTCAGGAGCGCATTGTGAGGCGTAAAATCCCTTCCCCATCGTCGGAACGAAATCGGCGTTCTCAGCCCTTGCATCCAACATGACATGAAAATCAGGCATAATTCCGTTTTCTTCCAGAAATTGCCATGAGTTGTTTAGAGCAAAAATATGCTGGCCGTTCTCTTTGCGCTTCTTAATGTCCCAGAGGTCGTTTTTAACTGAAGGACCGCCGCCTACGAAAACAGCGTGGAGATCGTTAACCTCGCCCAGCTCTAAAAGAGGAAGATTTAAGCCTGTGGAATATTTTATATTCTCGATCAATTTGTCCTCTTTTGTGTTTGATTCATTAAGAAACTCTAATGTAGAGCAGCCGCCTATTTTCCAAAACTGCTCAACCCATCCCCTACATTCATGGGGGCGAGGCCTGCCATGAAAGCAAACCACAGAGGCCCCCTTGGGAATTTTCTCGGAAGCATGGACTTTATAACTCACAAACCTGCCGGGGAAAATCTCTTGAAGTAAATCAACTTTTTCAACAACTTGCTCAATCCAAGCTTGGTCTCCGCCTTTAACTTCCGGCCTTCCAGCGATATCCCATGAATCCCAGATATGTGAATGATCGCCTTTCCAGATCATTACGCCGGAGCCAAACCCGTCGAAACGGTAAAAATCCCGTAAAATGGCGAAATTACCCTCGTATTTTACAATATCGTCAAGCGCACCCGTGATGACAGTATCAAGGTCCAGATAGATGATCGTGTCGCCCTCGGGGAAAAGACCTTCTCTGAATAAAGCAAGTTTGTTGAACCACCCGCTAAGACCAGCGTACGGCAAAGGCCTTTTATGTATATCTTGGTAATCTTGGGGGTCATCTGTGAAAACTGTGAATTTTGCGGAAATATGTTCTGGAAGGTTTCGGAAAATGCCGTCTCTTAGTTTTTCAACGTATTCTTTCCCGCGTCCGAGGTAGTTGCCAGCATTGAGACAGATGAATTGCAAAGCCATGCTGAATAATGGCAAAAAAAAGAGGCCCCGTAAAGAGGCCTCTTTAATACTCAGTAAGTTATTGATATATCACGTTATCTGGCCCTGCATCGCCGGGCGTGACATGAACACCGTCACGGTAGAAGTTGTCGAGGTCACAGTAGCAGCCGAGGCTACTCTCATGCCTGTAATCTGACCGCCAGCCGAAGTGAGAACCTTAATTCTCCCCGCTGTGCCAGAAGCGTACACAACCACATCCGGGTTAGCAGTAACGGCGGTTTTAAGGACCGTTGCTAGACCTTGGATTTGGAACCAGCCGTAGTTAACATTGGTCGCATCCGAAGTAAGGGAGGCAACCGCAGCCGCTACAGCGTGGCCTGTGTTCTTCGATGTCGCTAGGACAGGAAGGACAGCAGCCGTGTAGGTAGGGCCTGACCACTGGTACAAAAGACCAGAGGTAATAGCCGTGGACGTTGGGATTCGGAGATAGATAAACTCCGCACCGCCCAAAGTCGTATCCCAGCCCTTACGAATCTCGCCCAATTGGGGCTCAAGCGTAACAGAGGGAAGGCCAGCAATACCCGGCGCGGTCGTTGTGTACGTACCGATCTGGGTAGAGCCGATTGAGTCATCAGCAAATTTATAAGCCATGTTCGTTTCTCCTTAAGAAATGTTAGCCATGACACCCTGAAGGCGGCGGTTGGAAACAGTCATGTTTCCAGCGAAGCCAATCAGTTTGACCATAGCGTCTTGGTTAACAGCGAAACGATCCTCACCGATGGGAACAAAGTTCCTGTCAGTGTGCGGCCTGAAATAGATGTAATCCGTATTCAGGAAGTACATCGTTGAAGCAGGACACGCACCGCCTACGCCGCCGTCCAGAACCACGTCAGCAGAACCGCCTGCGCCGTAATAAGCGAGGGAGGTAAAGCCAGCCGCAGCCATATCAGGATTCGTAATGCGCTGAATCGCCTGCAAGGACGCAAGATATTTGCCGTAATAGTTGGAATCAGCAACAATCAGGTCAGTTTTATCCGTACCGCGAACAAGCTGTAAAGCAAGAGCGTTCATATAAGACTGGATGTTTGTTGAAGTAGCTGTGCCGCCGCCATCATAAGCAATGTTGCGCCAGAACGAACCAACTGTAGTGGAAGGGTCGATACCGCCGACAGTGCCAGTGGAAGGCGTTTTGTCGACAAGCAACTGAAGACCGCCGATTTGACGACCGCCATCTGCTGTGCCGTCAGAATAGCAGTCAGCCGCAATGTTATTCACAAGCGTCTTTTCTGCGTTCTTAATACGGGAGGCGAGGAGGTCGATAATTGCTTCTTTCCCTGAGTTTTGGAGCATTTCCAAACCAGAGATTGAAACAGCTACAGCCGCTTGAGCGTAGTTAAACTCAGCGCCCGTGAATACGTCTGAAGGAGAAATATCAAGGGTTTCGTAGCCGGAATAACGCTTGAACGTACCGTTTTCTGCGTATTCGAGTTCCTGGACGATAGTACGGCCACCGGAGACAGTTTTCACTTTCCCCTTTTTGCGGAGGCGGTTTAGAAGCGCATTGTTCAAGCTAACGTTGTCGGCCAGCTTTCCCGTGCGATTGCGGAGGGTCGTTGTTACGATCTCCGTCATGGTTGAGGATGGAATTGCCATCGTTCACTCCTAGTTCGTGTTGACTAGGAGATCACTATTAACCCCCTAGTTTACAGAAGATCATCCATGGCAGCACGGATGTCGTCTTCGATAGAATTATTATTGGGGGTGGAGCTTGACGTTTTTACGCCGGGCCTTCCAGGATTTTATCCAATTCTTCAGTGTTTACTGGTAAT